GGTTTTAGAGGATTGATTAATAAATTATTTAGAAAGTGAATATAGAAAAAAAGTTTTCTGTTCATTTAAATAATATTATCTGGCCAACAGAGACACAAAAAAATACAGAACAATGGAACGTTTCAGGAGTTTTAAAGAAAAACTCTAATCAAGAATTTAAATTTGATGTAAGACCTATGTTTCAAATGCCTAATAATCAATTAGGTAAAAAAGGAACAACTTCTAGTAAAGCTGATAAAATAGTATTTGAGACTGACAAAGAATGGGTTATTATAGATGTTCCAGAACTTCATGAATATGTTAGAAAACAATCTGTAAAGATTGTTCAATTTGAAGATTTGCTTGTTAAATTAGAATGGAATATACATATATCTAAAAAATAGTATAAATTCATAAATTTTTGTATATAATGGTATAATATGCCATTAACAAAACTTACATTTCAGCCTGGCTTAGATACATTAGACACCGAAACTGGAGCAGAAGGACGTTGGGTCGATTGTGATAAGATAAGATTTAGGCAAGGTCTTCCTCAAAAAATAGGTGGTTGGACTAAATATAGCGATAGTTATTATGTAGGAGTAGGAAGAGCTTTACTTAATTGGTATGATTTAGCAGGGGCTCGTTATACTTCTTTAGGAACTGATCGTAAAATATACGTTACTCAAGAAGGAACGAATGCTGATATTACTCCAATTCGTCAAACAAATAGTGCTATAAGTTGTTTTAGTACAGTAATTTCTAATGCAAATGTAACTGTAAAACAAACTAATCATAATGCTCTTGATGGTGATTTTGTTACTATCTCTAACGTATCAGTAGCTAATGTTGGAGGTATTTCAAACGTTTCTCTTACTGGTGAATTTGAAATTCAAAGCATAACTAACGTTGATGCTTATGTTATATTAACAAATACAGCTGCAACTTCTACAGTTACTGCAAATGGAAATGCTACAATTCAATATCAATTAAATATAGGTCCTTCTATTCAAACTTTTGGATATGGATGGAGTGCTGGACCTTGGAATGGTGCTCAAGGTTGGAATCAACCAGCGATTACTTCTACAGTTGAAATTGATCTAAGAAACTGGTCAGTTAATAACTGGGGAGAAGATTTAATTATAACTCAATTAAATGGATCTACTTATTTATGGGATACTTCTGCTGGTTTTACAAATAATAGAGCTACAATAATAGCAAATGCTCCTACAACTTCTACATTATCAGTAGTTGCAACTGATGCTAGAATATTAGCCTGTTTTGGAACTGAAACATCAATTGGAAATACATCAACTCAAGATAAACTCTTTATTCGTTGGTCTGATCAAGAAAATTATAACGAATGGACACCTAATGTAATTAATACAGCGGGTTCTCAACGTATATCTGGTGGTAGCGAAATAAGATCAGCTAAACCTGCTAAAGGAACTATTTTAGTATGGACTGATACAGCACTTCACTCTATGGCGTATATAGGTCCTCCTTTTATTTATGGATTTAGACAACTCGGTAACGATTGCGGAGCTGTAAGTTTAAATGCGACTATTATAGTAAATGATATAGCATATTGGATGTCTAATGGTACTTTCTTTAGATATGCTGGAACAGTTCAAGAAGTTCCATGTTCTGTTATAAATCATGTATTTGATAATATTAATCAAGTTCAATACTCTCAAGTTTATTGTGGATCTAATGCTTTCTATGCTGAAGTAACTTGGTATTATTGTTCTGCAAACTCAGATCAAATAGATAGATATGTAGTTTTTAATTATGAAGAAAATTCTTGGTACTTTGGAACTATAGAGAGAAGTATATATCAAGATAATGCTGTAACTGAATTTCCAATTGGTGGAACTTATTTTCCTAATAGTACTGCTAACACAATTAGTACAATTAATGGTCTAACTTCAGGTCGTACTTTACTTTATAATATAGAAGATGGTGTTAATGCTGATGGAAGTGCTATCGTATCTTACATAGAATCAGGTGATGGTGATATAGCAGATGGAGAAGAATTTAGTTTTATAGATAAAATAATACCTGATTTTAAAAGTCAAGTTGGTAATGCTACGATTACTTTAAGAACAAGAGATTATCCAAACGATACAAAATATGAAAGTACGAATGTTGTAGCTAATTCTACGACTAGGTATAGTAGTGTTAGAGCTAGAGGTAGACAAGTTGCTATTCGAGTACAAACTAATAATTTAGGAGATAACTGGAGATTTGGTACTCTTAGAGTAAATGTGAACGCTGATGGAAAAAGATAAATATAAAATAAGACTAGCTCGTATCTCTGATGCTGTAAATATACGGGAATTACTTAAAACATGGTTAAAAGAAGCACCTTTTAACTTTGGAAATGCTAATAATAAAAAAAGCCTTGAAAATATTATATTTTACATTAGAAATAGTTTTGTTATAGTAGTAGAATACGATAATATTATTGTAGGAACATTAGGCGCTACAATAGACGAAACGTGGTATAGTGATAAAAAGTTTTTAAGAACTATATGGCTTCATGTGAATCCACGTTATCGAAACTATAGTGTCTTTCGTTCAATGATGATCGTATTGAAAGAATATGCAAAAGAAAATCGTTTAACAGCGATTTGTGAAATATTCCAAGGAAAAGAAGTAGGGCGTAAACATCTTGCTTTTTTAAAACTTGGATTTGATGTAATTGGAGGAACTTATATAATCAATGGGTAGTATTTTTAAACCATCAACAACTGTCGTACAAGCACCGTCACAACAAACGACTACTTATCAAATTCCTGAATACTTTAAAGAGATTCAAGAAAGAGCTTTAAGACGTGCTGAAACTGAAAGTCAAAAACCATTTCAAGCATTTACAGGTCAACGTGTAGCTCAATTAACACCTTCAGAACAACAGGCGGGAGATATTTTTGGTCAACAAATTTTACCACAAGCTGGTCAATTAGCTCAAATAGGTGCACAAACATTTACACCAGCGATGGCACAACAATACATGAATCCTTATGAGAATCAAGTTGTACAATCAGCACTAGGAGATGTTGAAAGAAATTATCAACAACAACAACGAGCTTTATCAAGTCAAGCGATTGGGTCAGGTGCATTTGGTGGAGGTCGTGAAGGAGTTCAACGTGGTGTACTAGGTGGAGAATATTTAAGAAGTGTAGGTGATATTTCTGGAAGATTACGTCAAGCAGGATTTGAGTCAGGTGCTGCACGATTTGCAGCTGATCGAGCAACTCAACTCGGAGCTGCACAAACTCAAATAGGTGCGTTAGCTGGAGCAGCTCAAGGTTTAAGTGGA